TCTTTATACCCTACCGTGCTCCTGATGGAAAAGTTCGCAGATACTATCCAGATTTTATTATGAAAGTAAAGGAGAACACGGGTCAGATTAAAACGTATGTAATAGAAGTCAAACCATTTAAACAAACAAAACCACCAAAGAAAAGAAAGAATGTGACCAAATCATACATGTACGAATGCAAAACCTATGCTACTAACCAAGCAAAATGGACAGCAGCAAATGAATGGTCTAAAGATCATGGTGTCGAGTTTAAAATTATTACAGAAAGAGAACTAGGTATAAGATCATGACAAACACTCCTGGTAAAGAATTTGTATTTGATCCAGATTTTGACCAAAATATAAACAGGATAGTAGGTAATGAGATAAACCTCAGAACCGACGACCCTGAAGAAATGATGCTAGAAATAATGGAATTATTAAATGATACAGTGACACCTATACCAGAGGTAGGAAAATTCTATACCTTTGTATATAATGCCAAGACTCCTGGTAAAACATATGATCAACACCCACTCATTGCATGTACTTCATTAGAGAGATGGGGATTTAAAGGTATTAACTTTCATTGGAGACAATCTAGAAACTATACGTGGGAAGAGTTAGCAGGACAATTATATATTGTTCAATATAATGAACTTGATGATCTAATGGCAATACCATATGGAAAATTTATCCTAAATAAATAAAAACCTCGTAGAATGGCAACATACGGAAGCAGAGATAGTGGTAATTTTTCCTACTCACATCTACAGAACGTTCCTTACTACACACAAATAGACTCAGTAACTGGAGAAATAACTCTTAAGAGTACTACAGTAGCGGATCCTAATGTAGAAGGTGCTTTTGTACCCAGTACTTCAGCAACAGATGATAGATCTATAGGTACTATTGATCCTCAAACAGGAACGTTTACAGCAACAGAAGGATCAGGAACTAGTGATGGTGAAGGAGATTTTTTCTCAAGCCCTGAAGGAATAAAATCAGTAAAAGAATCGGCAACAATCGTATCAAATAAATCACAACAAGCATTAGGAGCAGATCCTTCTACAGCAACAGCAAACACATTAAAATTATTATGGCCTAATAAAGCAACAGGTGGAGATGATACAGGAGACTCATCTACCCCATTAGCATCAGCTGATGTTCGTGATGCAGTTTTTAATATGTTTGGAGCAAAGAAAGGAACTAGTAGGAGAAGAGACTATGGCACTCTAGTTTTTCCAGAAGCACTAAGAACAGATGATCAAGATGTAATAAAATTTAAAATGGTGGAATTTAGACCAAGAGAATTTGATGTTAGTGGAACTAATATGTCAGGACTAACTTCTAAAGATGGTATTACTGATAGTATGATTCTAGGAACTGCAACACTTCCTATTCCTGGTGGTATCTCGGACTCAAACTCAGTTAACTGGGGTGAACAATCTATGAGTTCTGCACAAGCAATGGCAGGTGCATTAGCAAGTAAAGCATTAGAAAGTGATGGTAGTGGTATTGCTGATGCGATTACAAAGAATACAGATTCTATAAAAAAAGCAGTAAAAGCAGAAGTAGTTAAAGCAGCAACAGGAACAGATAGTGCTCAGTACCTATCAAGAACTGAAGGATTAGTTATGAATCCTAATATGGAACTGCTATTTGGTGGACCACAACTACGTAGTTTTGGTTTTACCTTTAAGTTCTCACCAAGAAATTCTAAAGAAGCAAAAGGTTTAATAAAAATTATTAGATTCTTTAAACAAGGTATGGCAGCCAAAAAGAAAGATAATGGTTTATTTCTAAAAGCTCCTTACACATGGTTACTTGAGTACATGCATAAAGGTAGATCTCACAAGTACCTTAACAAATTTAAAGAGTGTGCAATGCAATCTTTTAATGTCAACTATACACCAGATGGAAACTACTCTACATATAGAGATGGTATAATGACAGCATACGAATTAACAATGAGCTTCGGAGAACTCGAACCAGTATTTTCTAATGATTATGCCGATGATGGCGATTCAACTATAGGTTACTAAAATGTCAAAGTATTTCAGACAAATTCCAGACTTTGATTATGTAAGTAGACTCCCTCAGTCTAAAATATCTGATTATGTTAAAGTAAAAAACCTTTTTAAGAAAGGAAAACTTCGAGATGATATTTTCCAAGACGTAACAGTCTTTACAAAATACGAAATAAAAGGAGATGATAGACCAGATAATGTTGCTTATGAAGTATATGATAATGCAGATTTGGATTGGGTTATATTATTATCCAACAATATTGTAAATATACAAACCGAATGGCCTCTACCACAAAACGATTTTGATAGAGTTCTTTTAGAAAAGTATAAAACATATGAAAACTTATACTCTAGCATACATCATTACGAAACAACGGAAGTAACTAATAGTCAAGGAGTTGTTATAGTACCAGCAGGACTACATGTAGCATCAACATATACAACTACATATTTTGATTACTATCAAGATTCATTAGTAGAAGTAAAGGATGCTATCAAACCAGTAACAAATTATGAATGGGAAGAAGAAAAAGAAAATAAAAAAAGAAATATATTTATACTTAAAAATAGATATCTAGGAATACTCTTAGATGATATGCAAGACATCATGCCATATAAAAATGGTTCCACTCAGTATGTGAGTGAAACCATTAAAAGAGGAGAAAATATTAGACTTTACTAGTTACTCATTAGCTAGCTTCTGAAAATAACTTAGTGCATCATCTTCATCCGAACTAGCAGATGCTACAGGTGCAGCAGCGACTGGTTCTCTACTCTTAAAATCAGGAGTAAATGATCCACGATCATTATCCTCATTAGATACCTCTTCATCAAAACGACGAGTAGGTTGTTTATGTCCTAAGACATAATCCAGACGCTTCTTCAAATCATCATATGACTTAAATTGATCTGGTGCAGTAACAGCAGCAAGTGAATACTGCTTCTTCCACAATGCTTCTAGAGCATCATCATCTTCTAAGAGAGGTGATGGTGCATCGAACTCTGACTTGTCATAGTTCCAGTAACCATCTTTCTTAACAATCTTCAACTTGAAGTTTGCACCTTGCCAGAAATCAAAAGGATTAATCGGTGACTCATCCTCAAACTCTGGTTGCATTGCTTCCATAACCTTATCAAAGATCTTCTTACCAAACTTGTAGAGGAATACTCCACCCTCATTCTGAGGATTGGTAGGATCTTTTACAACATAGATGTTTGCATAGTAAGAAAGCTTACGCTTCTGTCTACGAACAACATCCTTGTCGGATTCATTACCACTGTTCCAGAGTTCACGATTGTGTTCTGATACAGGATCTTTACCACCAGTTGTGGTTAAAGAGTTTTCAATGTACCAACCACCTGGTCCTTGGAATGCATGGGAATAAACTTTTGCCCACGGAATATCCTCACCTTCTGGTGCTGGTAAGAAACGGATAACAGCATAACCATTACCTGTTTTATCAACTTCAGGTTTCCAGAGACGGTCATCGCCTGAACCACCTGTGTTGTTCATCTTCTCCACTTCTTTAACCAATTTTTGTGTTAAAGATCCTAGAGAGGACTGCTTTTTTAAGTCGTTAAAAGACATTAGATTTGTTTTTAGATTTGGCTTTTGTATACCTCTTGAGTCTATAGCTTAAACTCATCATTGTCAAGTTGTTGTTTCATTGTATCAACCATTGTACTCATCTGATTAAAGAGAATACTTATGTCAACATTAGAAGGAAGTCCCATAGTTCCAGCAGACTGGATAATATTTTCTTTCATTTTCTTTGCTTCAGGATCATCAGATAAACTTAAACGAGTATAAAGAACCTTTTGCTTATCAATAAGTCTTTCAAGGATCTCTATATGATATTTTTTATCGTCTTTAGGCATGGACGGAAACTTAAAGACATTAGTATAAATCTCCTCTTGGAGTTCACTAATCTCTGCCATCTCTGCCCGTACTACTTCTGAATTAAAGAAACTCAATTTCTTATATCCTCTTCAGAGATTGTTTCCTCGGCATTGGATTCTTCAATTTGTTCTAGAACATCAATAGCACCTAAGACTTTAAGATAAGTAGTGCGTGTTAATTCTATATCTTTTTCTAGTTGTGTTCTTTGTTCTTTCAAATTAGAAAGAACTTCTGCATTACTAAGTGCCATGAATAACTATCTCCTTAAGAATTTTTTTATAGTGAGGTACATTTATATTTAGGAACGGTTTGTACTTTTTAATCTTACGACTTACGGTTTCCCATACAGGATCATTAAGTCGTTTATCAAAATCCTTTCCATATTCTAATATTATATCACAGATCACCATAGTTTCAAGTGATGTATTACCACCTAGATAACTCTTCAGTATAAGAGGGTGTCCTGTAGAACAATCAAACACATCATCAACTTTCTGTCCTTCAAATAATGTATTAACTTCTTCCTTAAAGATATAAGAAAGTGACTGTACCTTCTTCTTCCAATCTACATATCGTGCTTCTCCTTCCTTTATCATCTCACCTATCCACATTGTCCCAGGATCAGTAGAGTATATAAAATTTGATACAAAAAACTCTTCTACTTCTTTATCACTCTTCTTTCTTGCAAACTTCTCGAACCAAAACCTATCCTTTCTTTTATAAAAAGCTTTATGAGTTGCTCTAGTCTTACCACGATACTTTATATAATCGTAATGGTCTTTGGTAAAGTGGTTTTTTAGAGCAAGATAACAAGTGTAAGCTTCAAATGGCATCATCTTCTTCTTCTACATCATCTAAATTATCAATATATTCTACAGGAACTTCATGCTCTCCTATTCTATAGG